CGTATTTGCGAGGTTGTTGGGATGTTGCACAGCAGGCAAAGAAGCCTATTGAGAACAAAATGCTCGTTGCACTACGCCAACGTAACGGCGAGTACGAAGCATCAAAGTTAAAACAGATTCAGGCGCAGGGCGGGTCTGATATTTACATGATGATTACCGAAGTCAAGTGCCGCGCAGCGGAATCTTGGCTCCGTGACATCCTTTTGGACACTGGAACACCCCCTTGGGACATCGTTCCGACCCCAATTCCTGACCTTTCGCCCGTCCAACGCAAGGAAATTCAGGACATTTTTGCCAATTCTGTGTTGAAAATGGTGCAAGAGAACGCTCAAGCACCCTCTCAAGCCGAAATGGCGCCGGTTAAGGAGATGGTAAGCCAAGATTACCGCTTCAGAATCCTGCAAGACGCACAAACTCGTGCGGATAAGATGAAATTGAAGATTCAAGACCAGTTCGCACAGGGTGGATGGGCGGAATCCTTCAATGATTTCATCACTGACCTCGTAACTTACCCTTGTGCCTTCGTAAAAGGCCCAGTTGTTCGCCGCCAACGCAGGTTGGGGTGGAAATTGGACGCTACTGGGCGTACAGCGGTAGAGCCAACTGAGGTTTTGGCTCCTGAATACGAGCGCGTAGACCCATTCCGTATCTATCCTGAGCCGGGTATCACTCGGATTGAGGATGGCTACCTGTTTGAACATCATCCTCTGACTCGTATGGAGTTGGCAGACCTGATTGGTGTGCCCGGCTACGACGAAGATGCCATTCGCAAGGTACTTGAGATTGGTAACGGTCAATCGTGGATTAGCGAGGACATCGAACTACAAAAACAAGAGGAAGAACGCAAGTACTACTCTTACATGCGCCCAACTGAAGTGTTTGATGCACTAGAGTTTTGGGGTAAGGTCTCTGGAAAAATGCTCATCGAGTGGGGTATGAGTGAGGAGGAAATTCCTGACGATGCCCGCGAGTACGATGCGAACGTATGGATGGTCGGGAACTATGTGATTAAAGCGGTTCTCAACTACGACCCTCTCGGAGAGAAGCCTTACGCAAAAACATCTTTCATCAAGTGCCCCGGTGCGTTCTGGGGTAAAGGTATTCCAGAAATTATTGAAGACATCCAGAATGTTTGTAACGCTGCTGCTCGCGCACTCGTTAACAACATGGGTATCTCGTCTGGCCCGCAGGTTGAAGTAAACCTTGAGCGTATACCCCCCAATGAGGACATCACGCAGATGCACCCTTGGAAGATATGGCAAGTCACGAACGACCCGATGGGTTCGAGTTCGCCTGCTGTGCGCTTCACGCAGCCTGACGACAATGCTCAGACGCTGATGGCGGTGTACGATAAGTTTGCTCGTTTGGCAGATGACCACTCTGGTATACCTGCCTACTTGTATGGTGACTTGAATGTACAAGGCGCTGGTCGCACATCATCTGGCTTGTCCATGTTGATGGGTGCGGCAGGTAAAGGTATTCGTCAGGTCGTCGGTCATATTGACGGCGATGTAATCAAACCTATTGTCCAACGTCAGTTCGTGTACAACATGCGCTACGACGAGGACGAAACAATCAAAGGCGATGCACAAGTGCTCGCCAAAGGCGCAATCAACTTGGCTGTCAAAGAGACTGTCAACGTGCGCCGCATCGAGTTCCTCAACGCAACCGCCAATCAGGTCGATATGGAAATTGTCGGCAAGGATGGTAGGGCAGCGATTCTTCGTGAAATCGCCAAAGGGTTGCAAATGCCTGTGGATGACATCATCCCATCTCGGGAAAAAGCCGGGTATGTGGCGCGTCTTAGGTCTCAAGCAGAGGCCGTTGCTGCACAACAGCAGCCCCCTCAGGGTGGCGCACCACAACTCCCAGATGGCTCGCCCAAAGGTGGGATGGAGGGCAACACAGTCAGTAATCGTGTGAGCGGGAGAGCGGCATGATAAAGCCTGACCCCAAAGTAGTTCACGCTCTTGGCGTGTGTATTCGCCAGTACCCAGAACTTTTGGACTGGATACGCGACTGGCGGACACACGAACTTGAGCAACTACCTCACGCGGTAAACAACATGACGCTTTCGCAGGGGCGGTGTCAAGTGTTGGGTGAACTGTATAAGTTCGCCAAAGAGTCCCCTGAACTAGCGGCAAAGTCCAAATGACTCGCCGTCTAATCACGCATACCGATAGGAGCGTTTAATCATGGCACTTCCAGAGCAAATTCGTAAACAGACCGAGGCAGTACAGGAGTTGTACAAGCAAATCAACGGTGATGACAACAATGGCGAGGGACAAAATCCGCCCGCCGATGGCAATGCGTCGTCTACCGAACAGCCCCAGACCGCCGACGAGAACTCTGTACAGAACAATGCTACTCAGTCATCTGTCAATGAGCAAACAGCAGATGATGGAAAAGGTTCGGAGGATAATACCCTCACACAGAAATACAAGACCCTCCAAGGGATGTATAACGCTGAGGTTCCGCGTCTGCACTCGCAGAACAAAGAACTTCAATCACGTTTACAGAGCATGGAGCAGTTGCTGGCAACGATGTCAGCGCAGCAATCTAATCGGAACAATCAAGTCGCAGATGTGCCCTTGATTACCGACCGTGACCAAGAGGAGTACGGTGAGTCGCTTGACGTTATGCGTCGTGTGACACGCGAAGAACTCATCCCAGTTGCGCAGAAGATTGTGGCGTTGGAGCGAATGATTCAGCAGATGCACGCAAATGTTGTTCCGCAAGTACAGAACTTGGCTCAACGCCAAGCGCAGTCTACGGAGCAAAACTTCTGGGCGCAGTTGACAGACTTCGTACCTGATTGGCGTTCTATCAATGACAACCCTGACTTCCAGTCTTGGTTGTTGCAGGTAGACCCCTTGACTGGTGTGACCCGTCAAACCATCCTAGAAGATGCGCAAAAGAGTCTTGATGTTTTCCGTGTAGGTAACTTCTTCAAATCTTGGCTTGAGTTCACTGGACAAGCCAATGTTGCTCAAACAAACCGTCGGACAGCGACTGCTTCCGAGTTGGAGAAACAAGTAGCGCCGGGTCGTTCCCGCAATACTGGTACTCCGACAGGAACAAGCGCCAAGAACTACTCACCTGATGACATCAAAATCTTCTTCAACGATGTGCGGTCGGGTAAGTACAAAGGGCGTGAAGCAGAGCGTGACCGAATTGAACGCGATATTTTCGCTGCACAGCGAGAAGGTCGCATACTTGTTAACGCTTGATTAGAGGAGTTTCATCATGGCATATCCAAACGCCGCTGGCCGCCCCCAGTATTCGGGCAATTTCATTCCCGAGATTTGGTCGGGCAAACTGATTGAGAATTTCTACGACGCCACTGTGCTCGCAGCAATCTCTAACACTGACTACGAAGGTGAGATTCGTCAGTACGGTGATACGGTCAACATCCGTACCACTCCTGAAATCACCATCCGCACTTACACCAAGGGTCAAACTCTACAAGTAGAGAACCCTGACAAGCCTAAGTTGCAATTGCTCATCGACAAGGGCGAGTACTTCTCTTGTATCGAAGACGATGTGGACAAAGTTCAAGCCGACATCAACTTGATGGACACTTGGTCTAAAGACGCTTCTGAGCGTATGAAGATTAAGATTGACCAACGCGTGTTGACTGACCTGTTGCCTGACGTTGCTTCTACCAACAAGGGTAATACTGCTGGTCGTATCACTGGCAACATTGACCTCGGCTCTACTGGTACTCCTGTTGCAATTACTAAGTCCAACGTGTTGGATTACATTGTTGACATGGGCACTGTGTTGGACGAAGCCAATGCTCCTGAGGCTGGGCGCTTCTTGGTTATCCCTGCAAAGATGGCAGGTATGATTAAGAAATCTGACCTGAAGGATGCTTCTATTACTGGTGACAGCATGTCTGTTATCCGTAATGGTCGTTTGGGCATGATTGACCGTTTCACCATCTACATGAGTCACAACCTGTCCGTTTCTAGCGGCAAGTTCAGCCTCATCGCTGGTCACAAGATGGGCTTCACTTTTGCCTCACAAATGACCAACATGGAAACCATTCGCTCTGAGTCAACCTTCGGTAATATCGTCCGTGGTCTTCAAGTTTATGGTTACAAAGTTGTTAAGCCTGAGGCTCTGGCCCAAGGCGTTGTGACTTTGGCTTAATCAACATTTAACAGGAGATTTGTAACATGGCTACATATACCGACTCTCTGGGCTTTAACAAAGGCTCAGCCGCCCTCCCAGCAGACGCACTTGACAAAGTGCATCGTGTGGAGATGGTTCTTGACTTTCCGAAAATCATTGCGGCACGTTCTGCTGCTGGTGCTACTGCACTGGCTGCCAGTGATGTGTTGGAAGTGATTCCTGTACCTGCTGGCACTATCGTGTCTAACGTGGGTATGGTAGTTACTACCGCCGCTGGTGTTACCAGTACCTTGTCTATCGGTGACGGCACTGCCGCCGCTGGTTACTTGGCTGCAACCTCAGTGAACGCAACTGGTACTTCTGGTGGCGTGCCTGTGCTGTCTGCTGGCGCTTTTGCTCCTACCTTGAGTGGTGGCAAAGTGTATGCGTCTGCTGACACTATCGACGTGACGATTGGTACTGCTGTGCCAGCCGCTGCTGTCGTGCGTTTGTTTGCGACTTTCACAGACATCAACTAAAAGTCGGGGGGCTTCGGCCCCCCTTCTTTTAAGGACACGATATGTCTACGAGCAAAGTTAAAGCAACGCAACTTACTGCTTCCGGTCTTGTGACTGGTAAGAGAGCATTGTTTAAGCAGTTGCTCGTTCATCATTCGGGTGGTGGTGATACTGAAATCAAGTTCTATGATTTAACCGCAGCACCTGTGGGTGGAGAGCCGTACTACGATTTTGATGTATACGGTAAAGGAATGTTTGTTCTTCCTATTCCTGAACCCGGTGTGTTGTTTGATGATGGAATTTATGTAGCGTTCACGGCAATAGACTTGACTGCTACTATTTTTTACGAGGAGGTGTAATGGCTACCAAAGACCCACGACTAGAACGCGCAGGGGTTTCTGGGTATAACCAGCCTAAGCGCACGCCTAATCATCCGACAAAAAGTCACGTTGTTGTGGCAAAGTCTGGTACTGAGGTAAAGACCATTCGATTTGGTCAACAGGGTGTTTCGGGTTCACCGAAGAAACAAGGTGAGTCTGAAGCGTACAAAAATCGGCGTGAATCGTTCAAAGCACGGCACGCTAAAAATATTGCCAAAGGCAAAATGTCTGCGGCATATTGGGCGGACAAGGTGAAATGGTGAAACAAGTTTGGGACAAACCAAGACCTAAAGGACTCGGTAAACCGAAGCCTTTAACGCCTGAGCAGAAAGCAAAGGCAAAAGCAGCGGCTAAGAAAGCGGGGCGTAAATACCCGAACTTGGTCGATAATATGAGAGCGGCAACTAAGTAAGGAGCATTGCATGGCACGATTTTTACGAAACAAAAAAGATGGCTTCATCTATGACTGGAATCCTATCCTTGCAGAGAATCCTCTGTGTGAGGAAGTGACTGAGGAAGAAGCCTATCCTGAGAAGTTCATCCCCAAGAAACAGAAAGGCCGTAAGACTGGTTTGACTCTGGAGACTGAGAATGTTCCTGAGGAACCTGAGTATGTAAACGAAGATGTCAACGCTGACGCATCTAAGGACTTACCCTAATGAAACTGTCCGCTGTACTTACTGAAGTTCGCAGAGTCCTTCAGGACAATACTGCCCCATATCGCTACAGCGATACATACTTGCTTGGCTTTGCCAATCAAGCGTTGAAGCGTATGGCTGTGTTGCGTCCTGACCTTTTTGCGTACATCGGAACAGTTACATGTACAGCGAACGCAGTTATTCAGTCAGCGCCGTCAGACTCTATCCGCATCATGGAAGTTTTCCAAGTACAGGATGGTAATGGTGTGACTGAGGTCAGTCGTGACTCACTGGATGAGACCTATCCCGGTTGGATGAATGATGCGGCTGGAGCCTGTGTAAATTGGATGCGGCATGTCCGCAACCCCAATCGCTTCTTCATCTACCCTAAAGCCCCCGCTGGACAGGTGTTGGTTGTAGAGTATTCACAAGCACCCCCAGACTATACGGCTGATGCAGATGTGGCTTTGCTGCCAGATGCTTACTTCCCCGTTGTTGTTGACGGCACTATCTTCTTGGCGGAATCCGTAGACAACGAGCATGTAAACTCCAACCGTGCTCAGTTGTTCCAACAAACCTTTACTCAGGCTCTCGGCGTAAACGCTCAGTCTCGGACATTGACCGACACTGAGGAAGCCGGGCTTGACCCTAAACAGGTGATTTAATGGCTACTCGCACATTCCTTTCTCTCGCTCAACGATTGACACCGAGTGTGCCCGGATGCCCGCAGCCTGTCATTGAGCAATATGTTCGTGATGCAGCCATCGAGGTGTGCGAACGCACGCTGGCATGGCGGTATCAGCAACCTACAATCCGGTTGACTCCGGGTGTCTATGAGTATCCTTACACCAATCCCTCACAGGCTGAGGTTCATGCGTTCCTGACGGTCTCCGTTAACGGCGAGAGGATTGACCCGGCTACGCTTGAGGATGTCCATAGACAGTATCCTGATTGGCCTAGCACCGACCCAGCAAAACAATCTGACCCACGGTTTGTATTCCAGTTGGACGCAGATAACTTTGCACTGGCTCCTATCCCAGATGATTCGGTCAGTTATGACCTCGCAATGATTGTGGCTCTAAAGCCTATTCGTACTGCTACTGGGATGGACAAGACTGTATTTGATGACCTAGAAAACGTCATCATGCACGGTGCACTGCAACATTTACTCGTATTGCCGAACAAGAATTGGTCTGACCGCGAGTTGGCGGCGTATCATTCTAAGCAGTACTTATCTAAAACCGTAGAGCGTAGAGCACGAGCAAATCTTGGCGCAGGTCGGGCCTCGATGACAGTGCAGATGCGCCCCTTAGCATGAGGTTCATATGGCAGCAGATGTCATCCGATTAGTAGCAGGCGACGAAAGGCCGCTTATTGTCCTTACGCTGACGGACGACATCACTGGTACGCCTATTGATTTGTCGCTTTCAACAACTGTTGTCGCTGTGAAATTCCGCAAGGCTGGTACAACTACGCTGCTCTCCACAATATCGTGCACAAAATTAAGCGGTGGCACAACTGGTCAAGTGCAGTTCGGGTTCTCCGGTGGTGTGCTTGATGTAGACCCCGGCATGTACGAAGGTGAAGTTGTCATTAACTTTAATGGAGAAGACCAGACTGTATTTGAGACTCTCCGCTTCACAGTGAGGGATAACTTCTAATGGCGAATATCCGCGTCTCCTACGCACTGACTACATCACTGGTGGCTGCGGTTTCGACCGTGGCTATCGGTGTGTCGGCTGCTGGCGGCGCGGCTGTTACGGCTCGCCCACAACAGAATATTCAGATAAGTGCGTTTGTTGTACCGATGGAGTACTTGGAGGAACAGACAGTTTTGATGTCTGACTTCCGAGAGTTTTCATTTGGTAAAGGCATTACTGACCCTACTGACTCGGTAGAACCCACTGAGCAGATTGCGTTGGAGCCGGGGCTTGTACTGACTGACTCGGTCACGATGTACGATGTGGTTTACAAGGATGTGACTGAGGTTGTTGACTACGACCGCAATGATGCAGATGTTGACCCAGACCCAGTTACTGCGGCGGATACATCTACCCGCAGTGTAGGGAAAACCCTTACTGATTCCACTACAGCATCTGATTCTGCGCCAGTGTTTGCGCAGAACAAGACTACGACCGATACAGTTACTGCGACTGATGTAATCAACACCAAAGATGTTGGTAAAACCTTAACGGATACTGCTACAGCATCCGACGCGTCGCCAGTGTTCAACGCGTCTAAAGTTGTTGCTGATAGTGCGTCGGCTACCGATGCAGCAGCGCTCGATGTAACTAAAGGTAATATTGCCGAAACTGTTACAGCGTCTGATATCTCTACGCTCCAGCCTGACATTGCCAAGACAGACTCTGTCACTGCGGCAGATGCACTCAACTCATTTGATATAGGTAAAAACCCTAGTGATTCAGTGACTGCATCCGATGCAGTGGACTCGTTTGCGGTACAGACTGTATTCACAGATTCAGTCACCATGACCGATGTGGTCTACAAAGACTTCAGCGAAATGGTGGACTATGACCGCAACGACGCGGATGCTGACCCAGACCCAGTTACTGTCGCAGACACCACAGCGGTTGCGTTTACTAAGGGTAACATCTCTGAGGCTGTTACGGCATCTGATTCTGCGGCGCTTAGCCCACAGATTGTTCCTACGGATAGTGTGACCGGTATAGATACTGTTGCCCTAGCCCCTGAGAAAGTTGCAACTGACACTGCTACAGCAAGTGACTCTGTAACATTAAGTCCCGGTCAAGTATCTACAGACTCTGTAACAGCGTCTGATACTGCTCCGGTATTTACACAGAACAAGACAACTACTGATACGGTAACGGCGTCCGACGCTGCACCTGTCTTTAACATTACACAAGTGTTGACTGATTCCGCTGCTATAGCGGACTCAATCTCACTGCTACTCATACCCGGTATCACAACACCGTGGTATGACATGGCATTTGCCTCTGATGAGAAGTTTACGTACCAGTGGACACTCGGTACAATCAACTCTCACTTGGTACATCAACCCCTTGTAAACGGTGAATTTGTACTGACAACCAACCCCAATGCTGGTATCGTATATACGATGCGCAAGGAGTCGGTAGAGTACACGTACAACGGTTACGGACTCAACGCAAACCAACTCAACTAAGGAGTGAATTATGTTCAACGATAGCATTAAGATGAAGGGCAAACTTAACATTGTCCTGACTGGCCCAGATGGAGAGGTAAAGGAACAACGCGAAGTTGACAACCTAGTTGTCACCGTGGGAAAAAACTTTATCGCTTCACGCATGAAGGACGCAACTGCGACTGCCATGACCCACATGGAAGTTGGAACAAGTACTCAAGCCGCTGCCGTTGGCGACACGGCTCTG